GGCGGCGTGGTTTGCGCGGCCGGTGACCTGGATCAGGCCGTGGCCGCGGAACTTGAAGCCGTCGCCCTTTTCGGTGTTGCCCAAGTCAGCGCGGCCCTCGTAGCGCCCTTGGGCTTCCACCTGCGCCGGGTTCCAGATCTCGGTGGTGAACCGCAGGCCGGCGGACTCGTGGCCGATCTGGGCGAGGAAGGCCGAGGCGCGAAGCCAGGTGTTGATCTCGTAGGCGTCGATCGTGCGCTGGATGTGCGGCAGCCAGTTCTGCGCCCGAACCACCCCCGCGCCGGTGGCGCTGGCGAGCTGCTCGAGCGTGAGCGGCTTCATCAGCTTTCCCGGGAGGCCAGGAACTTGGCCAGCGCCGCCAGCGCCGACCAGCCGCCCACGGCGTAGACCAGGCTGCCCAGGAACAGGAACAGCAGGGCGCGCTTCAGCAGCGCCTTGATCGCACCGCCAGCCACCTCCACCGACTTCTCGGCGGCCATCTTCTGCGCCTCGGCCCACATGCTGCGCACGAACTTCTGTGCGTTGGCGTCCGTCATGGCGCCACTGACGCCCTCGGCAACGGCGATGCGCAGCTCGTCGCGCATTTCGTTGCGCAGGAACCCGATCAATAGGACACGCGACTCGTCAGTGATCGCCTGCTGGCTCTCATTGATAGTCTTGCTCGCCCGGAGGGCCGCCGCTGTTTCTTCTGCTGTGCTCATGGGCGCGTTCCTTTCGTCGCGTCAGTAGTACTCGACGATGGCGATGCCACCCTGCGGGAGCTGGTCGGTGAGCACCGTGGAATACAGGCGCAACGTGCGCTCATTCGCGCTGCTGCCGACGTGGTAGAAGATGTTGTCCTCCGAGATCGAGGCGGCGAGCTGGTACTGCGCGGCAGCGGTGATCGCGTGGGGCGTGCCGGCCTTGTTGTTCCGGCCGACCGCAAGCTGGGTCACCGTCACTGAAGTGCCGAACGCCGGCTTGCGCAGATGGATCGCTTTGATGATCGCGTTCTTCGGCAGCTTCAGCGTGTGTTCTTGCTCGCTGGGCCAGAGCTCGATCGGCATCTTGATCTGCGCGGTCTTCAGGCGCCACATCGTGTCCGAGGAGCTGCCATCGGACTTCAGCGTGGCACCGCTGGCGTCCCACCCCGTGTAGTCGCCGGCTGCGGACTGGTCCCAGTGCAGGTCGAAGTCGTGGGCGTAGTGCTCGCCAGCCGCCAGCACGCCGATGCCGGTCGGCCTGGTGCCGATCGCCGAGATTCCGCCGTAGCTTCCGGTGATGGTGCATCGATCGGACCAGTCGATAGCCAGGTCGCAGTCCACGAAGTCGATCCGGCCGGACTGCCCGTAATTGGCGACGGTGTTGACGTCGAAAAGGAAGTCCCCGGTGGACTGTTCGTTGAAGCCGCAGCGGCTGAACTTGACCGACGCGTAACCCCCGATGGACACGATCGTCTTGTCGGCCGTGTTGGTTCCGAGGAAAAAGCAGTCGCTGAAGCCCACGTCCATGATGGACAGGTTCGCGATCGACGCCAGCTTCGTGCGGTTGCCGCGCAGTTCGAAACGCACGCCGCTGAACAGCATCGGGTAGGCATTTACGCCGGAGGCTCCGTTAAGCACCTTCAGGACGTACGTGTCGGTCGTGCCGTTGTCGAAGGGGATGACGGAGCCGCCGAACATCTTGATGGCCCCCCCGCCCAGGTTGCCGATCTTGAAGATGTCGCCATAGATCTGCTCGATGTCCGTGGAGACGTATTCGTGGTTCAGCGTCTGCAGGTTGTTCAGGTTCTTGACCGTGCTGCGGATGCGCTTAATCTTGCAGCCGAAGTACTTGATCTCCGACGACGTCTCGTCACCCTCGTTGGACTCCACGACATCGAGCGCGTCGAAGTTGCACCGGTGGAACTGGAAGCCCTGTTCGTGGTTGCCGGTTGCTCCCGCGGAGTAGATGCGGAACCCTTTCGCGTTCGCGTCCAGCGAGGCGTAGCTCACAGCCAGGTCCGGGTCCATCCCTTCGAAGCCGACATCCATGAACACCGGGAACTGCAAGCGGGCAGTGGCGACGTTGTTGTAGAACCAGATGTTCGAGCCCGACGTGTCCAGCCGGAAGATCGACGCGTACATGCCCTCGCCGCGGATCAGCAGGCCTGTGCGGCTCGTGGAGGCGATGTCGTTGAAGACCCCCGTTTCGGTGATGCGGTAGATGCCGGCGGGCACCGTGCCGGCCACCAGGCCCAGGCCGGCTGCTGGCACCAGCGCCTGGATCCACAGCCGCAGCGCAGCGGTGTCGTCAGTGACGCCGTCGCCGACAGCACCGAAGTCCTTGCAGCTGATGGCCAGCTCGCGCAGCTTCGTCCGCGCCGACCGAAGGACACCGCCAGTTCCAGCCTGGCGGAAGCCAACCAGGGCTGCTCCAGAGACGGCAGCCAGGTCCTCCCGCAGTCCGGCATCAGATCCAGTGCCCTCGGAGGGCACGGGGTTGCCATCTGCGTCGAAGGCCATGTACAGCCCGGCCAGATCCAGTTTCGCGGGCAGCTGCGCGAACTCGTCGCCAATCTGGCCGCGCAAAATGTTGCCGGCCAGCCGTGTGCCGTATTCGAACTCCTGCAGCGCCAGCCAGAGCGCGTCGACGTCGTCGTTCAGGGTGTCGGCCAATAGGTCGCCGTTGTCCTGGTAATCGATGGAGCGGAGCAGGTCGGATACGCGGCGGGTCCTTACCGTGATCCCGCTCGCCGGCGCGTCGATGAAGGTGATCTCTCCGCCGGTGCCGGACCCGACGCCGCTCACGGTGTAGTCGGCGCCCAGGGTTTGTTCGTCAAGGTCGCCGTCGGAGTCTTCGAGCTCCACCACGATGTCCGTCTCGCTGCGGATCTCGTAGGCGAACGGGAAGACGGTGGTGACTCCGTTGGCAGCCTGGGAGCTGTACGGCGTCTGAGCAGAAACGGTCATTGGGCGCCTCGGGCTGGTGGGCCGGGCGCTCGGTGGTCAGCCTTCCAGCTCCACCTCGTGAACGCCCGCTGATGGGCGCCAATCGTCCCGCCCCTCACCGGGCGGATTCCAGCCCATGAAACGGCCGATCCGCTCGGGCGTCTCGCTCACGGCGCCGGCCAGGGAGTCGAGGTGATCGTCCGGCTGGTCCTTGATTGCGGGATTCCAGTCGCGCATCTGCTCGTAGGCGTCACCTTCCAGCACGGAGGTGTGCGCCCATAGGGTGCCGGAAGCCAGCGGGTCCTCCAGGGCTTCGAGCACCCGCTTGTTCTTGTTCTCCGTGCTCTGGATCTCCGACACGCCGCAGTCGTGAATCTTGGCCTGCTTCAGCGCCGCCTTCAGCACGGTGGGAGCGAAGCCCCCGATGCCATTCGTTTCAATGGAGACCCGGTGAAGCTGGAAGTCCTTGACCACCTGCACGATGTCCAGCACCTGGCCGCCGATGATCGACTTGCCGTCGTCATCGAACACTGCCACCTGGCCCCGCAGCGCGAGCGCCCGATGCCAGTAGCGGTGCCCGCGGTCGTCCTGCAGCACCAGCGCCAGTGCTGAAACGTCCGACTTCAGTTTCCCCGATGCCGGGTCCCAGCGGCACGCGGCGCCCACGATCCGTGCTTGGCCGAGCCACATATTCGCCCGCCGCTCGCCACCGCGCATCACGGGCTCCAGCACCACCCGCGGCTCCACGGCATACGCCTTGATCTTGTCGGGGTCCAAGCGAATCTCCGTCAGGGGTTTGGCTTCGAGCAGGTATTGGCTGTCCCAGCCGTTGAGGGTGCGCGTCTTGCGCCGGCGCAGCGCGATCTCGTCGCGCGTGAATCGCTCCGGCCAGGCGCAGCAACTGGCGATGTCGATCGTGGCTTCGGGCGGGCGTGGGAAGACCACGTCGCCGCCTTCGAGCAGGTAGTCGCGCCCCTCGATCAGCATCGCGGCGCCCTTGTGGATGCCGCTCATCACGTACAGGCCGTCCGGCCCGACTGGGTGAGGGAACGCGAAGCGCGTCCTCCTGCCGGTGTCCGTGTAACGCACCGAGTGAGCGAACAGCGCGATCTTCAGCACCGCGGCGCCTGCGGCGATTTGCTCCGGGTAGATGGAGTCGGTGGTGTGCGGGGTGCCGATGTACGTGGCCTGGCCGCCGGGCACCAGGATGTGGGTGCTGTCGCCGATGCGGTTACGCAGCTTCAGCCGCGCTTCGATTGTCTCGATGTTACCGGGCACCTCGATGTCGTCGAAGTCGACGTCGTCAGCGCGCGCGCCGGTGGCGTTCGAATCGACGCCAACCGAGCGCATGCTGGCGTTGCGCGCGTCGTTGGTGCCATTCACCCAGAAGCGCTTCTTGCCCGGCTTCCTGCCTCCGAGCAGCGGCACGGTGAGCGGGTGATTGCGCAGCACGTTGATCACGTCGGCCGTCAGCATTTCCGCTGTCGGGCCATCGGCCGACCAGACGAGGGAGCGGTGTCGCGCGTCGCGGTGCAGGCGCCAGGCCTTGTAGACCGCATAGATCGTCGACTTGGCGGCGCCGCGGAAGACCATCAGCACGCGCTCGGGCTCGGTGCAGGTCTCCAGCCACATGCAGATCTGCACGTGGAGCAGCGGCACCTTCCAGCCCTGCAGGCGCGCCCACAGGATGAAGAAGGTCAGGAAGTCAACCGGGCGCGCGTCCATGCACACGCTTGTCGAACGCCGCCTTGCCGACGCCCGACTGCAGCTCGCGCATCAGCTGCTTGGCCTCCTTCTCGGCGGAGGCGATCTCGTCGTCCAGGTGGTCCGGCTGGCCCTCAGCGCCTTCCGCTGCCGGCGGCGTCGTGCCTGCGCCGCGCAGCTGCACCACGCCGATCAGCGTGCCCACGCGCTGCACCAGGGACAGGGTGGCCACGGCGTTCTTCTTGCACCAGTAGCGGTCGCCGCGGGTCTTCTGGTCCATGGCGCCCGGATCCATGCCGGCGCCTGGCCACTTCTCCGGCACTGCCTCGCCGATGAAGGCGTCCGTCAGCTGCTCCTCGAGCTGCTGCAGCTTCTCGTACTGGTCCTGCCTCATTCGCCCACCATCCTTTCGAAGTCCGGCGCGCGATCGGGCAGCGCTTCGCCCGGCGCCCACCAGTAGCCCTGCCCCCAGTCCTTCATCGCGCGCTGGCGCATGCGTGACAGGTAGCCAGGGTTCACCGCCTCCTGGGCGTTGTGCAGGAACCAATGCTCCCACGCGCCGCGGATCTGCCAGAGGCTGGCGTACGGCAGCTGCGCGTTCGTCCAGCGCAACGCCTCCGCGGCGAAGTGCGTGTCCTTGCCCTTGGCTGCCTCCCACGCGTTCACCACCCCGATGTCGCCCACCAGGCCCGCCACAGCGCCGGCTGCCGGGCCGAGGATGGTCCCGACGCCCTGCTCCACGGTGCTGCTGCGCTGCTCGGTGGGGTCCTTGAACAGCAGGTCGCCCAGGTAGCCGGCGCCGCCGCCCTGGGCCATGGCACGCATCCAGAATTTCCCCTCGGTGAGATCGTACGGGTCCTTCCCCTGCACCAGCGCCTTGTTCTGCAGCACCACGGCGCCGAGCGTCATCAGCGTCACGTTCAGCGCGGCCAGCACCGCCACCTTGTTGATCGCCGCACCTGTGGACGTCTCAGCTCCGAAGCCCGCCGGCGCGCCCTCCAGCCCCTGCGGGGTGTCGAACACCCGGCGCCAGTGCCGCGTGAGCATCGCCACCGGGAAGCTCTTGAACTGCATGAAGGAGCGCATCGCCTCGCCGCGCAAGGTGCCGGCCGGCATGCCGCCGCCGGTGACGATCGCGCGCGTGGCCAGGTCCGGGTTCACCACCGCGAACTGGGCCTCGTCGGTGACGAAGGCCATCCACTTCGTGGCGGCGGTCTGCGCCTCCGGGTCACCCGTTCGGATGATGGCGTCGTGCGTCAGGTAGCCCACGCCGTTACGGTCGGTGGGGGTGGCGCGGGAGATCACCGCCCAGTCCGCCTCCGTGATGCCCTTGCGCGTCATCAGCCAGCGGTCCCACTCGTCCAGCTGCGCCCAGCCCTTGCCCAGCTTCTTCGTGAAGCCCTGCATCAGGGTGGCCGCGAAGGCGCCGCGCAGGCCGTCGGTCCAGGCGTTCATCAGCGACAGCTTCATCACGCTGCCGGCGACCCGGCCGGTGAGGCTGTGCGTCATGTTGTCACCGGTCCAGCGGTTCAGGGTGGACGACAGCGCCTCACCGATCACCCCGTGAGCCTGCAGGAACTCGCGCTGCTCGCGGCTCGCCTGGCGGCCGATGTTCGACAGCATCTGGAAGTAGGGCAGCCGGTTGTAATGCAGCGTCGCGGCGATGGTGGCCACGTCCGTGGTGGACGACAGCACCGCCCCGCCCAGCTTGGCGGCCGTCTGCACGTTGCGGATGTCCTGTCCCACCTGGCCGACCAGCAGGTTCTCCGGGGTGGTGGCCTTGCCGCTGATCAGGGACCAGTACGCCTCGGGCGTGTTGCCAGCGGCGCGGTTCTTCGTGGTTCCCTTGCCGTCGGCGCGCTCGGCGAGATCGGCCTGCACGCGGAACTGCTGCTCCGGGTTTGGGCCATAGCGCTCCACCAGGCCGATGTCCCGCGCCATCTTGCCCACGTGGCCGACCATGGAGTCGTACAGCGAGCCCTGGCCGTATTCCGTCATGTACGCCATCCAGGCGTCGCCGTCACGGAAGTGCAGCACGCGGTGGTCGCTGCCGTGATTCGCGCGCGCGCCGGATCCACGGTACTGGCCCGGCGCCACCTTGTTGTCGCCCTCGGTGGCGATCGTGCGCCAAGCTCCGCGCAGCACCTCCAGAAGCTCCACGTCGCCCATCAGGCCGCCATCCGGCTTCACGTACTGCTCGCGGTCGACCAGGGGCAACACCTTCTTCGCCCAGGCGTCTGCGCCCACCGCCATTACCCGGGCTGCGTCGTGAGCCTGGGAGAGGTAGCCGTACGCCAGCTTCCCGACAGCGCCGCCGGCTGCGTTGAACCGCACCCGCATGGCTTCGATGGTGTCCAGCCAGGCGCGAGCGCCGGCTTGCGCAGCCTTGTTCCCCGTGGAGCCGTCGGCCAGGCGGAACACCTCGCGCACCACGTCGGCCGTCATGCGCGGGTTGTCCATGTCGAAGATCCGCATCGCCAGGTTGCGCAGCGCCCCGGTGCCGTCCTTGTTGCCGGCGGCGTCCATCAGGTCGGTGAGGCCGGAAATCCCCTCGTTGCGCACCGCCGCGATGTAGCTGTCGGTCTGCTCGATGTGCCGGATCGTGGCCTGCGACCTGGTCACCTTGCCGAGCGCCATCTGCTCCGCGATGCCAGCTTCCACTTCCGCGGTGCGCAGCACCTGCAAGCGGGCCCGGTGTTCCTTCAGCGCTGCCTCCGCCTGCACGTCCTCAATGGCCTTCGCCGACGCCTCCGCCACGCGCTGGTCTCGGGTGAGCGACTGCCAGCGGGCGCGGTCCTGCCGTGCGAGCTGGCGCATGGTCCCGCTGATTGCGTCCTCGATCATCTGCAGCTTCGCATCGCTGATCTGCCGGCCGGCCGCCGCGGCGCGGACGGCTGTGACACACTGGGGTTTCATGGACATCGTCCAGCTCCTCAAGTTTCTCGGTTACCTGGCGGTGATGCTCAGCGTCGTGCCGCTGGTGGGCATGTGCGTGTTCGGCTCGCCCAAGCTGGCCTGGCGGTACACGGTCGCGTGGGGCCGGGTCATGCTGATCACCATGGCGGCCGGCGTGCTGGTGTGGCTGGCGATCTCGCCCTTCATACCGTCCCCGCACTGAGCGCGCATTCGGCGGCGACGCGGATCAGGTCCGCATCCAGCGCGCCCAGCTCGATGTCCGTTCCCTCCGCTGCCTCGCGACGGATTCTCGCCAGTTCCTCCGCCGCCGTCACCGGCTTTCCATCTTCAGCGGTGCGCACGATGGTGTCCGGCGCTTCGGTCTCGATGCGCTTGACGCGCTCGGCCACGCTTTTCAGGTGCGCGTCGGTGCCATCCTTCGGCTGGACTTCCACGCCGGTAAGCTGCTCGCGCGTGAGGGGCGCGGCAGCTGCCGGCTCAGGCTTCGCAGGGGCGGCCTTCTTCTTCTCCGAAGCCAGCGTCGACAGCGCCTCCATCTGCGATCGCACCGCGGCCGCTGCGGCTTCGCCTGGCGCCATGCCCTGACGGCGCAGATCGGCCGCCGCGGCCTGGATGGCGGCGCGGTCCTCTGCAGAGACGTTCTTGCCCAGCTTTCGCAGGCACCCGGTAAGGCTCATTCCAGCACTCCTGTGGTGAGCATCGCCATCGTCATCGCGATCACGCGCCCGTTCTGTTCACGGATAAACACTTCCTGTTCGCTCTCGATGCTCTCGCGGTGCCAGCCGCCGGAAAGTTCGACGGTCTCCGGCGGTTCAACATCCCCCTCGGTGGCCCAGATGTCCCCCCAGATGTCCCCCCAAATGTCGCCCCAGATCTTGAAGGGCATCGATCACACCCGGAACTTGTCGCCGCCCGAGCCGTCGCCGATCAGCGCGATCCCGTTGACCGTCTCCATGTTGGCGTTCACGTTGCCGCCGGTGAAGGCGAGCTGGTCGGTCTTCGCTTGAATCGCGGCGATACCCGCGTTGTCCGGTGCCACCAGCGCGGCCACCGCGGCGCCCACGGTGGTGACGTCACCGGTGGATGCGGGAGCGGCCGGCAGGTTGTCGGTCTTCAGCTTGATCGCCGCGACGCTGGCGTTGTCCGGTGCCGTGTAGCTTCCACTCGCCAGCCTGGTGCTGGTCGCCACGTCGGTGCGCGCGAAGATGGCAGCGAGCCCGACGCTGTTCGAGTCGATCTCCGCCCTGATTGCGGCGGCGGTCGGGGGCGCGGTGTAGCCGGCGCTGGCCAGGCGCGTGCTGACTGCGGCGTCGATGCGCCCAGTGACCACGGCCGTCACACCGACGTCGGCCAGGGCAGTGTCGGCCTCGGCATTCACCTGCGCCGCCGATAGGTCGTTGAAGCCGGTAACGCCCGTCCCCTTGGCCAGGACGATGTTCGTGCCAGCCGTCAGCGTGCGCGTGGCGGCCGCCCAGACGTCAGCAACGAGTGTGCCGAAGGTGGTCAGGGACCGTGCCGCTGTGCTCCACACCTTGTCGGCCGCGCCCTGCGCGAAGTCGCCGGCAGCCTGGATGCTGGAGTCGACCTTGTTGGCCAGGGTGAACGTGAGCTGATCGGTTTTCGCCTTGATCGCGGCCACTTCGGTGTCCACGGCCGCGAGGATGGCCGCTACTTCGGTGTCGAGATAGCCCGCGATGGTGGTGAGCAGGGAGCCGTTGGCTACGGCCTGCGCTTGCAGCGAACTGGTCGGCATCGACGCGGGCAGGTAGGTAGGCGCCGCGTCGAATACGGAGAAGGAGATTCCTCCGAAGGCGTCGCCTGCCGTCGTGTTGTTGTTCGGGCCGCCGTACTTCAGCCCCGTCGCCGCCACCAGCCCCTCCACGCCGTAGGCCATGTCCCATACGGTGGCAGCGCCGGGCGTGACGGCCACCGTGAACTCGGCGTAGAGGCTGGCCGGCGTCGTGGCAGCCGGCGCACCGCAGACGGTGACGTTCGGCACCACGCGGGCAATGACGGAGGCGCCCGACAGAACGCCCAGCAGGATGAACGGGTACGTGGCCGCGCCGTGCAGCGCGCCGCCGCTCATCACCACCTTTACCTTGCCGGACAGCGGCGCCGTGAAGCTCACGCGCAGGTTCGTCGTATCCAGCGCCGTCATCGCCAGGAGCGCAGTCGTGGCCTTGCTGACCGCCGCGCCGCCGGTGGGATCGTAGAAGGCAGAGCCGAGCAGGTTCATGCGCTTCCTCCGGGAATGCGGCGCGCGATCGAGGTGATGCAGCGGTTCATGCCGTCGTACTTGTGTTCGAACTTCCAGTCGTGGGTCGGTGCCGGCGCGGCCTGCACCGTGTTCGACACCTTCACTTCCGGCGCCTTGGGCTCCGCTGCCGGCTTGCGCAGTACGTTCAGCAGCTCCACGATCTGGCCGTGCAGATGCTGCTGGTTGGCATTGCCAGCCTTCAGCTGCTCCTCGATGGCCGACAGTCCGGTGATCAGGTCGAGTTCTTCCATCAGGCCCCCAGGCAGTCGAGAAGTGTTTGCAGGGTGGTGTGGCGCTTGTCGATCAGCTCGATCTCGCGGGCCAGTGCCGCCTCCGCCTTGACCCGCTCCACCTCGGCCCGCACGGCTTCCACCTCGGCGGGATCGGCTGCTTTCGCCGTCCGCGTGGGTGGCACCAGCTCAGGCGGGTTCTTGTCGTAGAAGTCGACGATCTTTCGGGCGACCATTTCAACTCGCGCCGCCGCTTCTGCCGGCCAGGTGTCCGTCGCCCTTGCTTCTGAGTAGGGGGTGGCCAGTTCTTCGAATCGCCGCTCGCCCACCAGGCGCTGCGCCTCCTCGACTGCTTCCACGGTGCGCATCGTGTACGCCCGCGCATCCTGGTTCACGTTGAAGGCGTCGTCCACGTAGGCCGGGTCGAACGGCTTGGCCCCCGGCGTCGGCTCGATCTCGGCGCGCCGGGTCAGGAAGTCCACAGCCTGCGGCGGGACTGCGTCGTGCACGTCCTGGCGGGCGGTAAGGTTCTGCACCATGGCGGCGTCGACGACTTCGTGCGGCACTGCAGGCTCGTGTGGCACCGGCTCGTTTACCGGCGCGCCTGCTGCTTCGGCCGCGCGCCCGGCGCGGATGTTCCTGGCAGCACCGACCGCAGCGAACGGCAGCGGGATCAGCGCCGACAGCATCAGCCCGGTGGGGTCGAAGGGGTCGAACTGCTCGGCGATCTTGTCGTAGCCGGCGTGCTGCAGGATCGACCGGGACAGCGCTTGCTGCGCCATGAAGGCGCCGGGCCCGCCTGCCAGGTACAGGCCCGCGGTTGCTTTCAGCGTGGGCCCAGCCATCGGCAGGTAGGCGCTCGCGGCGTTCATGCCGGCGGTCAGCGCGCCGACCTTCGAGCGTGTGCCGACGTCCACGCCCTGCTCGCGCAACTCCTCGGACTGGGTGAAGCCCTCCTCCAGCGACGCACCGACGATGCCGAAGGGGCCCGCCAGCAGGCCGCCCGCGATCAGCTTGGACACCGGCCGCACGACGCCGAAGATGATCTGCTCGGCCTTGCTCGCGGTGGCTGGATCGGGGCGCTGGTCGCGCGCCACGTTGCGGAAGGACCGGCCGAAACCTTCGGACGTCAAGGCCTCGCCGGAGTCGATTAGTCGCCGACCCTCCGCCGCGCCCTCCCTTGCCGCCTTCTCGCCCACTGCGGCGCGGGCGAAGGGGTCGGACTCCAAACCGATCGCAGAGGCTGCTCCGTAGGCTTTCAGCACGTCCGCCATGGATCCGCCGACTTCCCCGGCCGCCGCCTTCACCGCGCGCCACGGTGCGCCCCACGCGCTGCGGTCGCTTTCCGGCGGCTTCAGTGTCGCCGGCAGCGTGCCCATGGTGCCCAGCGCCTGGTCGACGTCGCCCTGGTACAGGTCGCCCAGCATCACTGCACCCCGATCACGATGGGCCGGTTCGCACCGTTCAGAACCGGTCGGCCGCCGACGATCACCGCGTACTTCCCGGGCCCGGCGTACAGGAGCTGCTGTCCAGGCAGCGTCTTCACGAACTGATCGAGCGGTACGGCCACCCCGCCGGCGCGCACCAGGCCCTCCGGCGCCTGCTTGCGCAGTTCGTCGACCGTCACCGACTTCACCCGCTTTTCCAGCATGTCCTGCGTGACGCCGGCCGGCAGCGGCATCTTGCGGCCGTTGTATTCCACGATGTTGCCGCCCAAGGCAAGGCTCACGGCGCGCGTCAGGTCCTTCTTGCTCAGCTCCCCGCCCTGCTCGGAAGCAATGCCGTGGGCGATCAGCACGGCGGCCTCGCGCGTCTGGTCGGTCAGCGTCTGTGCGGGGAATACGCCGTCCAGCTCCTCGGCAATGTGCGCTGACCAGCCGGAGACCTTCAGATCTGGCTGCTTGGCGCCCTTCGTGCTGGTGCCGTCCAACTTCGCCTGTTGGCCGCGCAGCACGAGCTCGGAGGTGTAGCGGCCCTGCGATGTCTGCATGGTGGAGAAGGCGAACGACAGGGCCAGCGCCTTGTCCTTCTTGTCCATCTGCGCGGCCAGGCCCTGCGCTGCCTGCGGCCCGACTGCCTGGGCGACGGCCGCCACCACGCCAGCGCGCTCCTTCGCTGGCAGCGCGTCCAGCTGCGCCTTGAACTTCGAGGACTCCTCGTCGGTCATGGGCGATACGCGGCGGCCAGCCCACATGCTGACGCGTTCGGCCAACGGCACACGCTCCAGCAGCTGCTGCACCGTGCCCGGCACGCCCTTGCTCAGGTCCAGCGGCCGCAGCTCGGTGATCACCCCGCGCTCCAGGCCCGCGCGCAGGCCGTCCTTCTCCACATCCTGCTCGCTGCCGCGCACGATCTTCTCGATCTGCTCGCGGCGCTTGTCCAGCTCCGGCGAGCGGCCGTTCTTCGCAATCAGGGCGTTCACCTCGTCCAGCATCTGCAGCTGGCGGGGGATCGGCTGCGCGGCGACACCAGCGCCGGCTGCGGCCTGCTGCGCCAGCGCCCGGATCCCGGCGGCGTACGGAGTGCCGGAGGTGGCGGAAAGCGCCCGGTCGATGTATTCCGGAGCCATCACAGTGCCCTTGTCGGCCAGCGACTGGAACACGTTGAACTCGGCCTCGGCCTTCTTCAGCCGGCGCTCCCCTTCGCGCTCGGCGCGCGCAGCCGCTAATTCCGCCTTCTGCAGGTGGTGCATGCGGTAGCTGGAGATCCGGTCGCCCAGCGACGCGCGCTTTTGCGGGTCCAGGTCCGGGAAGCCGCCGGCGATCGCGCGCTCCGCGGCGTCCAGCAGCTTCGGGTCGCTGCGGCCGGCGCTCACCAGCTCGTACGCGGCGGTGAACTGGGTGCCCTCCTTCCAAGTCTGCTTCGCCTTCGCCACTTGTTCCGGGTTCAGGGTGGAGTGCGCGCCCAGCTGGTCGAGCGTGTCCATGGCCTGCTGCGTCGCCTTCACCGGGTCCGCCTTGTACTGGCGCTGCAGGTACTCCAGCGTCTGGGTGATGCCGCTCGTCACATCCTGCCGATTGCGCTGCGTCACCTGCTTGCGCACGCCGTTGGCCAGCTTGGCGGCATCGCCCTGCAACTCCGCGGCCACCAGGGGGCGGATGTGCTCCGGCAAGTCGGTGCCGATGCCCTCCAGCACCTTCGCGGACCGGCTGGCGAACTCGCTTTCCGCCTTCTCCTTCGGCACCGTGCCATCCAGTACGCCCTGGCCGATCTCGTCGTGCAGGTCGGCCAGCTTGTCCTTCGTGCCGTTCAGCGTGGTGATCATCTTGGCGCGATCGGCTGCCGCCTTGATCTCCTTCTGCTGGCGCAGCTCCTCGGCTTCAACCTTCTCGCGGCGGCGCATTTCCTCGTCGCGCTCCTTCAGTTGCAGGCGGGTGTTGGCCTCTGCGCCGTCGATCACGACGTTCTGTGCAATCTGCCCTGTGCGCTGGGCCGCATCGCCAATGGGGTTGCCGCGTGGCAGGTCCGCCAGCTGGGGCGAGCGTGCGACGGTGTTGCCGAAGTTGCCGGTCGGGATTTGCATCGTGGTCTACCTGTAGATCGTGGGCTCGCGGGTCTCCACGGGCGCGGGCGCCTGCGTGCCGCTGAAGCCCGGGCCGGCAGTGCGCCAGCCGTTGGCGCGCATGCCCTGGTACGTGCCGCCCAAGGCGGTGCCGGCCGCGTTCACATAGCCGGCCGTGGCCCGCATGCTGCCGTCCAGGCGCAACATTGCGGCGCCGACCTGCATGCCCCGCCCGCGGCGGTTGCCCTCCAGCAACGCCTGGAACGCGTCATGCTCCACGTCCTGCCGGATATGGCCTTCCACCTCGCCAGCGCTGCCCTCGCCCACCACCACACCGGAGGCGGCATAGGCGGCGTTCGCCTGACCTACTTGGCGCCGGCCAGCGCGCCGGATGATCTCGGCGGTCTTCAGGGCGTTCTCCTGCTCCACCTGCGCGAGATACTCCTGCTGCCCGGCCATCAGCTCGGCTTGCTTCTCGGCGTACCGGCCGGCTTGGATCTGATTGAAGGCGTTCGTGAACGACGTGGCGACGGATACGTAAGACACTCTGGCTCCTTCAGTCGTTGACCTGGAATTTGCGCACCACGGACAGCAGGTGCATGGGAAGCGGCTGGTCCTGCACGATGGAGAACTCTGACTTGCCGCGCTCCCAGCCGAGGGTTTCGATGCGAACGGAGCCAGTGAAGGGCTCGGGCGGCTGGTCCAGGATCTCGGGCCCGAAGCGCCGGAACGGCACCTCTTGCTCGACGCCCTCACCGTCGAACACCTGCGCGCCAATCGTGTCGAGGAAGCGCATCGTGATCTCGCTTGTGCGCATGCTGTTGCCTTGGGCCGTGCCGGTGCCAGTGCCGACTTCCGGCGACAGCAGACCGATCTCAGTGCGAAAGTGCAGGCCGATCAGCGTGCGGTAGGAGGCCCGTGTCAGCGTCACGTTGCCGGACGCGGGGACCAGCTGCTGCGGCATGACAGCACCGTCGGCCACGATGTCGACCGTCTTGCCGATCAGGTGCGGCACGTTGAACACCGTCTGCCCGCCAGCGTTGTCGAAGGATTGGCCGCAGTCCACCGTGTAGCCGTAGACCTTGACGGCAGGCGCCGGCGGGTAGCCGGTGTAGGCAGCGCCCGGCAGCATGGGCTCCCAGGTGTCGTCCAGGATCTCGATGTAGCGCACCGTGGCGCCGTTGACCGTGCGCTTCACGATCAGCCAGGTCTCCTCGCTGTCGCCGTTCGGGATGGTCGCAACGGATTCGACGGCGCCGTCGGTGAACTGTTCGGCCCAGGCCACCACCGATTGATCGCGGTCCAGCGTGCACGCCAGCAGCGCGCCGTCTCCGCGTCCGGCCCAGATGGTCTGATCCGGCTCCTGCTGGTAGGCCAGTGTCTCGATGCCGCCTCCCGCGGTGATGTGCTCGGCCAGCACCGTCAGGTCAGGCGCGATGTAGCCGTCCTGTTCGTAACGGTAGCCAAGCGCGCGCAACTTCCGGCCCGCGCGCTGCACGAAGACGGATTCCTTGCCCACCGTGATCGGCCGTACGCCCCTTGATCCGTGCGCCGACTCGGGCCGCACGCGGACGTTCGTCGGTGTGATCGGCTTTTCCACGCCCCCCTGCACCGAGAACTCGCCGCCGTAGGTGTGCACGACCAGGTTGCGCAGCGAAGTCACATAGATGATCGGGTTCACCTCGTCCGACGAGATGGTGAAGCTGTAGGAGTCGTCGTCGTTCGTGCCCTTGGTGAAGTCCAGGTATTCCGCCGTGCGCGAGCCCCACAGGGTCTGAGGATATTTCTCGGTTCCGGCGGCGATCAGGCGCTGCTCGTGCAGGGTGACTGTGCGTGGGAAGCCATTGGCCACCGACCACACCGAAGACTCCAAGGACCAGGCCAAGGGCGGCGCGGCGACGGTGAAGCTGAGCGCGGTAATGATGGTCGCCCGCGCCACGCTCGCCGACGTCAGCGCATCAATACGCACGAGGCCGCCATTAATTCGCACAAAGCTGTCGATGTCCTCGGTGCGCCAGGTGTCCGCCGTGATGCCATAGCCTCCTTCGTTGTGCGTGAGGGAGGTGAAGTCGAAACCGGTGTCCACGGTCGCATCCACGTGCGTCGGATCCGTGTAGACGGTGATGGTGGCGATGCCGTCGCCGGCGAAGATCTTCTTCCCGACGTCGCCAACCACGAAGATCGCTGCCGACGCGGTCACGGTGATGGCGCCGGTCAAAGCGGAAAGCGTGAGGTTGGCCGCTCGGGTCCTCGATCCGTACAGGTCGACTGTGGCGGCGACCGGCTCCGCGATGGATGGCCGCACCAGCGCCTGCGGCGACACGTCCAGGTACCAGTCGCCCGAGGCCAGCGCCACGCCTGAGAAGGCGACGCTGATGTCGATGGTTACGACCGTGGGCGACGTGTAGCCAACCACTTCGCCGACACCTGCGCCGCTCAGAAGGAACCGGCCCACGTCGGTCGGCAGGAAGACGCCGACGCTGGCGGTGGCAGTGCGGCCTGCCCCCACCGTCGCCAAGGACAGTGTGACATCGGCGGCCAGGTAGTGCCCCTGCTCCTCGAAAGGGGTGGTCGTGAATGACGCCAGCGATAGGTCGAAGGAGGTGGGCGAGAAGCGGCGCAGCCGCCGAATCCGCTTGCTCGGGTGCGCGATGAACATCGTGTCGGCGCCCTGCGCATAGTCGATCTCGTCCAGATCCGCCTCGTTGTAGGTGGTCGCCAGTTCGACGCCGGTGTAGGTGCCGCCAGCGGCGTACACCCGCAGATAGTTGTCACCCACCTCCAGCATGTACGCGGCATCGCGGCTCACGACGAATGGGATCAAGCGGGAGCGCTGGGCGTTGATCTTGGTGCCGGCGGCGTAACGGGTGCCTGGCCTGCGCTTGGCGCCGCCGTGAACCAAGGCGATGGCGTTGGTCAGCTTGCGCGCGGCGTTGCTGTACCGCTCGATGTCCGTGCGGCCCACCAGGCGCGGGCTGATCTCGCCGGCGGTGAAGTTGGTCTGTACCAGGCTGACGCGGGACATCGCTTAGCGCCTCCAGCTGCCGCTGCCGCCGAAGCGGGCATTCAGGAGCGGCGAT